CCAACAGATGTTCTATCGAATTGTTCAGTTACTACCGTCGTATTTCCTTGTCTAGTAGAAACTCCAGTGTTCCTAACTTCTCTAATAGTATCTTCAATAACGGTCTCAGTAATCCTTCCATAAATTGGGATGCCCGACCAATTACTTACTTCATTTGTGGTTGTTCTTGTTCTTGTTGAATTGATTATCTCTCGACCTGTCCAATTATCAACCCAGGAATTCCAAATAGTAGGTGCGAATCCAGTTTGTGGATCCACCTTTAAAGTTTTTACTGCATTGGCAAGTGTTTCTGCATAATTTCCTTCAGTATTAATAATTTTTGCATCCAGTCTAACTGTATCAACCCAAGTATCGGTTGTGGGAGTTAATTCTAAAGTTCCCTGCCAGAAACTAATTAAGAAAGGAGTAACACTTTCAGATCTTGTTGCAAATGACTGCTTCAACCATTCTATTTCTGCGTAATCAAGAGTAATAATACCTTCATTTTTTCTAATATTGATTCCTTCTGGGGAAGAAAATGCTAAATCGTCAGTAGGATCTACATTTACGACTGGACCAGAAATTAAATCTACTGAAGTAGTATAATGCTTTGGTCTTAATTCTTTATTTGAAATATCTAGACTATTTTTATATTCTACAGAATCTTCTTGAGCGAGTAATGAAGTAAAATTATCTACAAAGAATCCAGACTTAAATCTGTTTAATCCATCGGCATCAGGAACAAAAAGATTTGCAGTATTTGTTTCAAGAAGAGATAATGCTGTATAATACTCAAGATTTTTAATTCTATTTTCAAGTTGTTTGATATCAACCATTCTATATCTCTTATGCTCTAAAAATTGTATAGATGCTTGAGATGTGTCATAAAGATATGGTGGTAAAGTAATAGTTGCAATTTCTAATGCATCATCAACTGATACTGGTTTTTCTAATTTTTCAGAAGGAGTTCCATATTTAACTTGAAACTTCCCATCTTTAGTCAAATAAATTCTATCAATTCTTCCAAGATAGAATGAATAATTTGTAACAATAGATTCATCCGATGCAAGAATATTTGCTGCAGAATTTCCAGAAGAATTAAATGTTCTTCCATAAAATTCTAGTGGAGATCTTGAATTTTCTGAAACAGTATATGACGAAACTACTGGTCTGATATCAATAATATCAGAATTTTGAATTCCATCTACTGTTTTAATTTCTTTTCCATAATCAAAACTAGTATAAGAATTTACTGTAGTAATATCTCCATCATCGGAAGATTGGTAATAACCATTTGAAAAATAAATTTTCAATTGTTTAGAAGATTCTAAAGATGATGGTTTTCTATTGATTGTTCCACAATTATAAAAAGTTCCCTTCTGTCCAGTTGTGAATGTATAATTCGAAGATATTTCGAAACTTGAAGAATCTAAAGTTACAATAACGGCCTGAATTTTTGATTCATCCGATGATATAGTTTCACCTTCTTTAAAAGAATTTTCATTTTTGTAGATGAAAGAAATTTGAGAATCTGTTAATCTTTCCGCACATATTGCAATTGCACCACTAGATTGACCCGTTAATTTCTCACCAATAATAAAATCCGATGTTTTAGATGTTGGTCCATTAATAGATGATAATATTGCAGTTGGTGCAGATGCTGCCGAAGTGTTTGCAGATTCGTAAATTGCATGAACTTTAATAATATCGGGAGTATTTAGAGAAATATTTTCGTCCTGAACTCTTGTGCCATATGGGAAGTTCCCAAAAGAAAGTCCATCATTTAAAGTTGTAGATCCAATACCAGATCCAACATTTTTCGATTTATTGACAATTAATGTATTAACTCTATTTTTTAATTTTACTTTTGATTTTGGTTTAATTTTCTTTAAAGTTGCAATTAATGTGGCATTAGTATTATTAGTACCCAAATTATAAATTTGTAACTGAGTGCCTCCATTAATGAAAGCAAATTTATCTGATGTTAAAACTTCAGTTGTACCATCAGATCTAATTAATGAATATCTTTCTTCGTCAAAGGGTAAAAATGTTTCGTTCTGGCCTGCACTAACTGCCAAAGAAAGTTGGTTACTAGAAATATTGACTGTGAATGTTTTTCTTATTGTTAAGGAAGCATCTGTTAAATCTACTGAAGAAATATTATTTTTTGGTAATTTTGTATAAAGAGTATTATCTTGAGATGATTCTAATTTTGTAGTTAAAGTTCTGAAATCAGTAACGGATAAAGCAGAAGAGGGGAGTTTTCCGTTTACAATTCCCGTCACAGTTGTGACACCACTAATTGTAATTGAAGTTGTATTAACACTTACAACTTTTGCTGTAACTGGCTCCGAAACTGATTGATCACTATACTGAACAAGATTTCCAACTTTAACTACAGTACCTGGGAATAATGAATTTGGGCTGAATACCGTACTAATTCCTGATGACAATGGACTAATCGTTGCAATTCCTACAGAAAAATCTGTTGATTGAATTGTATCTGCAGTAAAGGTTGATGCAGATCCAACAATACCATATACCGATTTGATATCAGAAATTCCATAAGAAGTTACTGCAATAGCAACTAATCCAGATTCAATTCCATCAATTATAAATGATTCATTTTTTATAAATTCTCCACTCTTTTCATAAACAGTAATGGTTGCATTATTTGTAACAGCATCTTTTATAAATGCACTGGCACCACTATTTTTACCTTTGATAAAAGTCGGAACTGATAAAGTAACTGGTTCATTTAAAGTTATTTCTGTAATTGTTTGTATATCATATAAAGAAATATTCCATTGATTTAAGTTTGAATTTGAATTGCTGTAAGATCCAGATTCAAGTTTGAAATCATAAACTCTTGCTACACCAATTTCTTTACCTGGTGCTGAAGTTTGAGTGGTTCCAACTCTAGAATCTCTTAAACTCAATACATACGTATTTCCTATTCCAATAGTAGGTGATCCATATACTCTATTTAATTTAAGAGTTGGTCCTGTATTATAGTTAATAGATTGCAACTCTAGTGTTTTTGTCGTTCTTGGTTTCGCAATATCTAAAAACGTTGGACTAATAGTTTCAATTTCATATCCTCTTATGAATGCTTTTCCAGGAGATACTTGATAAACTGCAAGATCATCTGAAGCAGTTAATCCACCATAAGTGAATTGTCCTTGATTGAAAATACCACGATTACCTAAATTATCATTTAAAGATTCTTTTAGTGAAACGTCAAAAGGAGTTACATAATAATCTCCAGATTCTGAATATGTTCTTCTTGCCAATTCATCAGAAATAATACTATAATCCGTTGTTTGTTTTTGTGATCTAAGAACACCATTTTGAATTGTTGCTAATTCGACAAAATTGGCATCATTGAAATCATCTAAAGATTTCTTAAAAAGAGATACTGATATTTTTAATCTATCTGCTCCGGGTGCAGCATAATTATTAAAACCTTGCGAATTATCGTTTAAATTTTCATCAATATCCGCATTGACAATCTCCTCACTTACAAAGAGACCAACTCTGTAATTTGGTTTATTATTATATTGGTCTAATATTAAAGTTTCAGTCTCTACGTTTACAAATTGTCCTCTAACAAAATAAACACCATTTGTAATCGAGAATGCTGATGCAACAGATGTTGCATTATTTGAAATAGTTGCTGCAAAGGGAGTTCCTGCTGCAATTGACGCATTCCCTAATAATCCAGAAGAAATTAATGTATTTGATGATAATAATTCACCATTAGAAAATTGTTGAGTTGAATTATTTTGTGTATTTGAACTTAGATAATTTACATATAGAGTGATATTACCTCTTTCTGATTCTGAAGATGATAATACCTTTTCTACTACTGCAGTAACACCAGAAGTTTGTCCTGTAATTTTTGTTCCAACAAGTTGATCGGCATATGCAGATACCGGAATTCCAAGATAATTATTCTGAAGTTCTACTGCATAATAAAGTGCATTATATCCAATATTTCCCGGAATAACTTTAGAACCTTCTTTAAAAAAGTGCTGACCAAATTTCTCAATTTGATTTTGCAGTATTGATTGTAAAGTTGTTAGTTCTCTTGCTTGAACAGGATATCCTGGTTTAAAAAGTACCCTATAATAGTCATTATTTGCATCAAAGTCATCAAAGTAAGGAGATACGTTGAGATTGGTTTGTTGTGACATAATTCTTTAGAATTGCAGAATGACTTTAATATCTTCTTTTTGATTTGATGACCGTGTAATCGATGGTCTATTATCTACGTAAATGATATTTCCCGAATATTTTTTAACTTCAGGATTAGCAGTACCATTGGCAAAAGATTGTCCAAGATAGTATGTTCTATTATTTATTACTGTTGATAGACCAGTAAACCCAGTATCGATTGATAAACTAACACTTCCCCCAGCAATATTGACACTTCCTCCAGTAGATGGAAAACTTGTAAATTCTATCAAACCAAAACCATAAATTGAAGTTGACTCTGCGACTCCAACATTATTAAATCCAGCGAGAGTTCTATCTTGCCAGTATTTTAAAACTCCAGTATTTTGATCATAACCAATCACTCTCCCAACTGCAGTACTTCCACTTCCAACAGTTTGTGTAATATATGCATCTGCAGCAAATGAAGCAGAGCTGTATCCAATTCCGGTAAGTTTGAGTGCGTAAACCGCACTTGCTTTATCTAAGGATAGGATTTGTGAAGATCCAAATGATTGTGGATTTTCTACGATACCAATTCTCGAAATTTCATTCCCTGTTATAAAATCTGGATTTTGATTATCATTCTCTATTCTAGAATAAAGTAAAACATTATATGCACCAAGTTCTCTATAAATATCATATCCATGTCCACCTTTAGGTGGAATAATAACATTAAAAGTTGGACTGATCGAACCTGTTGGAACACCTCCAGAAACTAAATCGACAATACCATAAGTGTATCCGGAACCTTGACTAGATACAGTAATAGTGTCTACTTTAGAATCGTTGTTGATAATAATTGTACATTCTGCACCAGTTCCATCACCTTTAATTGGAACTCTAGTATAAGTACTATTAGCAGTTCCTATTCCTGAACCTCTATCAGTAATGGTGACAATTTTAATTGAACCATCTACTGCATTATCTCTTACCGCAGCATTGTCTGTGCCAGTTTCCCAATCAAAAGGTACTGGCATGAAATCTGTAGAATCAAATTTTACAATTTCGCCGGGTTTTATTGTATAAAGATATTTCCAAATATAACCATCTCCACTCGAACCTGCAGACCTTGGTTCTAGATCAGTAAATGTTGGTTCGTCTAATGAAGGTCTGCCATTGGGATTTTCTGGATCAATTCCATTTTGCAGACAAATATAAACTCTATAATCACTATTCAAAACATAATAAGATGAGGAATATAGATTTGTTGCTCCAGAAACTTTTGAAGTATTTGATCTACTATAATCATGTCGATACATATCATAAGTCGCACCAGAAGACCAAGTTCTTTTTTGGATAACTTGACGTATATCGTTCGAAGTAATTTTTTTCAATGCAATCATAGTATCCCAATAATTATTTTCTTCATCAAAATTATCTTTCGGTGAAGGTGGATTGGTATTCCAATCAGTTTGTAATTCATTTGAATTTGGAAGTCCTACAAAAGAATAATAAGAATTATTACTTGTAGTTACGCCAGATATAAAATTCTTTGCATTCAATATTCTAATCTGGTCGGTTATAATTGCTGCCATTTTACAAGGTTTTTTTATTATTTATAGGTGTCATATTAGGTTATATAGTTTTTATATTTTAAAGGAACAGCTCTTTTTACTATAGTTGAGGTGGAAATTCCACCAACCCCTCTATTTCCATAAAAACTGTAGGAGTTTATTCCAATTGGACCTGATAGAACAATTTTGCCCCAACTAAAGTTTCCAAAATAGTGTGAAGTACCTATTATTCCCGAATAAGTTGGGCCAAAGGAAATTGTGCTAACTCCAGTTACTCTTGCAAAAAGTCTATTAACATAAGTAAATCCAACTCCAGTTACATTTATTCCTATAATTTGCGAACTATCCACTTGATACACATTATCAACAAAATATGTTCCAATACCAATTGTACTTCCATCTGTCCTAGTTGAAACTATTGATGTAGTTGCAAATCCAACATTTGAATCATAGACCATAAAATATTGAGATGCGGTTAATCCACTTATAGTAATTGCAGTGCCAACAATTGAAGGTTGTTGTAGATATGAATCATCTGGAATAAAAGTATCGAAAATTAATTTTGTAACGCCAGATATGGATGTAATACCAAATCCAACAATTACACCAGAATCTCCCTGATATGAAGTAACAAAAGATTTTTCTGTTTTAAATGTTGGTGGTTCTATTAATACTGAAGGTGGATTTGTTGAGGTATATCCAGATCCAACACCTGTAATGGTGAATGAAGAAACTATTCCAGAAACTATAGTAGATGTTACTATTGCAGTTGATCCAACTCCAACAGGAGATTGTATAGTGACAATTGGATTATTGGTATATCCATATCCTCCATTAGAAATAATTAATGAAGATATAGTTCCTGCAGAAGATACAACTGCTGTAGCCGATGCACTAACAATTGTATCCTGAGAAATAAAACTTACACTCTTTTGGAAACTAAGTGAAACATCATTTTCGTTAACTGGATTAAAGAATGGTCTCACATTATCAACATAAACTATAGTAGTTCCGATTCCAACAGATTGAATCAAATATGCAACTGGGTCAATGATAGGTTCATACCGCATACGGTCTTTCCCAATCCCTTGCTCATTAATTATCATATCTTCAGTTTGTCTGCACCAAACTACAGGTCTAACCAAAGTTTCATTGGTAGTATTTCCTGGACCAAAGTATGGATTAGTACTTACCAAATCAGTAGAATCAACACTTGTTACGTTTCTAGCATCTTCTTGTAAGTATGAACCTTGTCCAATAGATGGATCGTAAGAAATAGTCAAATCGTCACCAATTTTGACAGTTTCTAAAATATTTCTGAAGATAACATCAATATCACCACTTCCCTTATAAAAGAGAATTTTTAAAGTATCTCCAGATTTTGGAGCTTCCGCAAATGTTATCATACTACCACCTGGGAAAAGATATGATTGTCCAGGAACTTGCAAGATATCGTTAATAAACACTAGAAGGGTGTCTTGAACTTTAATATTTGATCCTCTTGCAGATCTTATTGAAATCGTATCTCCAAGATATTTGATTGGGAAAACAACTCTTTCTCCATCGAATAAATGTGAGAAACTATCAAGAACTTGCAATTCTCCAATAGACCATCCACTAAACTTATCAGTGAATGTTTTTTGAATAATAATTTGGAATTCATTGAAACTTGAACCAACAACTGTCGGTATACCAACAGTTCCTCCAATTGGAAGTGTTAAAACATCTCCCTGACCATAAGAATATCCAGTATTTCTAATTTCAAAATCAATCACACTAGAACCTTGACCAACAACGACATCAATTGTTGCCTCAGTTCCAATTCCAGAATAAGATGAGTTATAAACTAAAGGAATGTTTGAATATGACAGTGGAGCATCAAATATTACATATGGTGGATTTGATATTGAATATCCAACTCCTGGATTTGTAATAGCAACACCCGTTATGTGTCCATTAGAAATTGATGCAGTACCAATAAATTGAATATTAGGCGTACCTGTTGAAGAAGTTCCAACACCAACTCTAACAACTTGAACACCAGAGCGATATCCAGAACCACTATTACCAATACTAATAGATGAAATAGTTCCGGCAATTGACACTACTGCAGTTCCTCCTGCAGAGACTAATGGTTGATAACCAAATCCTTCAGTTGATCCAACCGAAACAATAATTCCACCTGCAGGAATACTTGCAGTATTCACATCATTTGCAATAGAAGTTGCAGTACCAGTAAATGTTATGGAGGTCATTCCAACATTTTCTGATAGATTATAGTCATATGGCAATCCAGGTCCTTGGAAAATGTCATTGATAAGTATAATTCCATTTTGATCAGAAATGCCAGTAATAGATGACCTGTTTGATCTCAATTCAAAACTTTTATTGGAACCTGTAAACTGAGATGAAATATCATCAAAACTATAATTTTTATAATAAGTTTCATTTGCAGTATTAACTTCACCAGATCTTAAGAAAGATCTTCCTTGGAATCTTGAACTTGTGGTTATTCCCAACCAATCCCTTTCATCTGGTGGATTTGTAGTTGTACCATATGGAAGATTGCCATATGGTGCCTCAACAAAATTGAGAGTGTTGTCAACAATATTATAATTTCCAACTATCTTAGTAACCAACTCTCCGGTTGAATATCCTGCAATTACTGTTCCTAACCAAGGTCTTCTAACTTTAATCGCATTTGTACTTCCGATACCGATACCATCAATTCTCATAATTTCATCACCAACCTTAATCAAATCTCCGCCAAAGAATGAAGTTATGCCGGTAAAAAATAAAATATCATCAGTTGTAAATGCATTAATTGCGAGAGTAGTTGTAACTGCAGTCGAAACTATAGGCGATTGAATTACATTATCGATAGCTACAAGTAATTTTGCATTTTGATTATTACCTGTAAATGTATGATATGTTCCAATACCAACACCGGTCAAATCTAAAGTAATTGGAGTAAATTTTAAAGCATCTTCTGCACTTGCAGACAATTTAATAATATTATCATTTACTTTAACAACATAAACATCTGATGGAAGTTTGTCTGTAGTTCCTATACCAACAAAATTTGTGGGTGAGATTTCGATGGATTGACTAGTTCCTGCTCCAGAGTTTGAATAATTTATTAATTCTCCACTAACAAAGAAGTGGTTTGGTATTTCAATTGTATTTGATTCAATATTGACAATCGAAGTATCACTTGCATCAAAAACTTTTTGGAAAATGGGGTTATTTTGATAATACAAATCAAATGATCTTCTAATATCTCTATCTGCTCCTTCATACGTTGCATAGTTTGTTTCTATAGATGCATTAATAAAATCAACAACATCTCTAGTATCATCTTCATTTCTTAAAGCATTAAGAAATACTTTAACCTGAACATCAATATTTGGAAGTGGGGTAAATGTCAGTTGAGTGGTTGTGCCAATTCTTTCACTTCCTATAGTTCCTATTCCCACAAATGTGTTTATAGTTGCAAATTCTGAACTATAAGTTTCTGTCCCATCATCAACCATAACAACTTCAGAAAGTTGATGGATATTATTTGTAGTATCGGAAGCTTGAACTATAAAGTATGCACCATCATATTGGTCAGGATAATCACTAATTACAACCGGAACTGGTGAAGATGTTGATGATATTGAAACAGTTCTTGCTTCTAAACGAGAATGTTTCATATCATAGGTTCCAATACCAGAATATGAACTATTTGCAAGTGCAATTTGAATAGTATTAATAGTTACTCCTACACCAACATTTGGGAAAAAGTCAATTTTCAGTTTAGATCCTGTTAAGTATGAAGAAAATGTGCCCAATCCAGAACTTGACAATTCATCATATGAATGAGTTGTTAATTGTCCATATTCTAATAATTGTACGTCAGTTCCGTTATGCAAAACATTTAATTCTGTAAATTCATACTCATTGTTATTTGCAGTTATTTCAACTAAAACTTTTGCAGATGTATATGTATTTTCAATATTTAAAATTGTCGTTGATCCAGAAGAAACGCTGGTGCTATTTGTTTGTATATCAGCAACTCCTCCAAAACTAGTACTACCTACACCAGATAAACTATCTGATAAATTATATGAAAGGGTTGTTATATCATAATCATTTACCGAGTACTTTATTGGATAGAAAATGAGAAGTCCTTCAGATCCATCTACGGCAAAATCAAATGATCCAAGATCAGCATAAGTTTCATTTCTTGCATATTGACTTAAATAACCATTCGATCCATCATGAAGAACAGTTAAAAGCATGATTTGCCTTTCTGCAGTAAATCGCTTATCCCTAACGTATGTAATATATTTTTGAGCCCTAAAATCAGCAAGGAAGAATCTATGAACTTCTGAAAATTTTGTTGGTCTTGGATTACTGTTAAAGAGATATGAAATATCGTCAATATATAATACTCTATTTCCAACAGATTCAAAATAATCTGTTAAAATTTTACTTGAAAAAATTATTTCATCGGTAAAACTATTTTCTCCAATTATTAGAGAATTTTCTTTAACTAAATCAAAATCATAAACACAATTTAAGTCAGCAAATCCAACGATATTATTTGTTATGTCTATCGATGCTAGATTTGATGTCAATACTGGGGTTAGTGAATTATTATTACTATTTTTTTCTATGAAAGATTTATTATAATATAATGAAGAATTTAATTGATAATCTGAGAATTTTTTAAATCCTAGCGTATGGTTTAAAGTGCCCACAGCATCTTTCCAAGAATCATAGTCAACTTCAGATTTCAATGAATATGAGAAATTTTGATAATATAAACTATCTTGAACTCTTTGCAAATTGTCATTTAAAACTCCTGCACTTGATTCCCATCCATTTTCAAATTTTGAAGATGAATTTAAATTGAAGAATGTATCAATATTATTATTTGATGTAATCAATCCTTTAGATTTTGATGATGAACCCTCTACAATTTCATTAATTCTAAAATCTTGATTTGATTTGATTTTGAGATATGTTGTTTTTTGATTCCACTGCTCAACTGTTCCCTCTGCAGAAGGTGTAGTTATAACTTCCCCTTTAAGAAAATCATTTGTTTGGAGAATGGGATTGAAGATTGGAAAATATTTTTCGGGAATAATTCTTCCAGAAGAATTGACATCATCAAAAGTTCCTGGATATTCTGAAGGATTTAATAATCCATCAAGACTATATGTAACCTGACCAAACCCACCTATATTTTCTGTTACAGAATTAATTGTGAAGAGTTGGTAATCATAATTTTCAGAATTATAACCTTTCGAATCAGATCCAACACCAATGCTTATGTTCTCAATAAGAACTTTGTCATTAACTGCAAATGGGAAAGAATTTGAAGTACTAAATCCAACTGCTAAAATAACAGTTACATTTTTACTAGTAGAGTTATAACTTATTGAAGAAATTCCAACTCCGTTTGAATTTTGGGTTGGTAAAATTTTTGGTTTAGTGTTATAAAGACCATAAGTATTTTTTAGGATAGTTACTTGACTGTCGCCTAAATTATACTTTAAATCAACTTCGGTAACAATTTCATTAGTTTTGCCATCAAAAACTAATAATTTTGCGGGAGAACTGTATCCCCTTCCAAAGGAAGTAATTCCAATTGATTGGAAAGATGCTAATGGTTCAATTTTGGCAATTTGAGTAAGTTTTACATTTGGTTTAAGAGTAAAATCTGTTGGAAAATCAAATCCAATATCATTAATTTTTGATTTCTTTATTTTTCCAATAGAATTGCTATGAGATTCTAATATTGAACCGGAACCATAATCTGAAGTTACACTTGAGATTGATGGAAGATCATAATAGTTTGCACCATTGCTTGTTATTTTGACTTTAGAAATTGGTCCATATGCGTTAGAAGAATCTGTTTCATAACTCAATAAAGATCCTGCGGAGGATGTATAAGATGGTGATTCTGGATATTTTGGTAAATTATATGTAAATGAAGTTGAAGACGTTGATATTATATTTTGTTTTCCATTATAGTCACTAAATTTAACTTGTATTTGGTTATTTGAAAATACTGTAGAATCTGTAGTAATTTCTTCCTTTTCAATAGGTAGAGGATATTCGTATATTGGAACTAAATTATAATAAATTTTTTCTGGAAGATATTCATTTACAGTCAATACAACTCTAGCACTAGTTGTAATTCCAACAATCCCATATCTTTTAACTTCAAAGTCTTCAGTTTCTTTAGTAGAATCAAATAATTCTGTAAAATTGGAATCTTTGTAAAAATTCAACTTGAATGCAGAATATTTTGTCGATGAATTTGTATATGAAAGAGATGAATCTGAAAGATCAAAAGTTACTGTAGAATTGCGATAAACTTCAATTGGTGGGTTTACTGCAGAAATAGTTCCATCAGAAGCACTGGTAATTCCAACTACGGTAGGATTTAAATCAACTGCTTGATAATAAGTATCAGAAAGTTTAATATTATTCTCATCTACGATAATCGTATAATATACTTTGTTATTAACTAATTCACCTGAAGGTGTTGAGGATGTATAAATTACTTGTTGACCAGATACAAATTTATGTTTTGGAATTGTAATCGCTGAAGTTTGTGTATTAATTCCACTAGCAGAAAAAGATTTTGGATTAGCAACTAATTTTCTATTGTAGTCATTATATTTAATGACAAAGGATGTAGATATTGATGGATTTACGTCAACGAATACTAAATCATTATTTACAAGACCATGAGTTTGTGCAGTAGAAACTGTCACCGTATTTTTAGAAATTTGTCCAATAATTGCCGAATAATTTGTTTTAAAACTATGGTAAGTTCCTGTGCCAATTCCTGTAAAATAAAATGTGGTTATATTTGAAGTTGTACTTGAGACACCGACTATAGTTCCAGTGGATCCCAATCCAACTTTTACGCTTGATATTCCTATTAAATCACCAGAAATTTTGGCAATGTAGACTACGGATTGATCAGTTAATATGGTTGAAATTCCATTTGAAGAAACTGAAATTGGAGTTCCTCCATTTGAATAATATGTAATTTTATCTCCCGTTTCTAAATTATGATTTGGGATATAAATTGTTTTTGTTGGAATAAAGATTTGAGTGATTCCAACACCTGGATTTGAGAATACTATTGTACTACCAATTCCAACACCAAATGCAGTTCCTAGTCCTAAAGAATCTATTGGATTAAAATAAATTTCTTTGTTGATTTTATAATTATATGATGTATTAAATCCAACATCTATTGATAATTCTCTTGGATTTTGATAAAGAATAGATGTTGTAGTATGTGAAGATCCGATAGTGCCATTTATTCCTCTCAAAATTCTAATTCTGGAAGAATTTAAATCAATATTTAATACTTTTACAATTTCCGAATCTATACTAAGAGTATCATTCTCTCTAATCTTTGATATATCACCAGAGATAGAGATGTAAGTTACAATACCCGTAATAGATGATGAATTGATTCCAGTATTACTTGTCAATGCAAAAGTATTAGTTGACACACCAACAATATAAGATCCTTCAATTAAAGATGAAGTTGTGCTTAATCCAGATACCGCAACCAAATCTTTATTTTTAAAATTATGGGGATTTGGTGAAACTACTTTGAAGAATCCTTTTTGGTCTGATGGGTAAAATTCTAATCCAGAAAGTGTGGTTGAGGCAACACTTATAGAATTAACTTCCTTTCCTTCAATTCTAGAAACTCTGGCACTGAGTCCATATCCACCAGTACCCTCCTCATCAAATACTACAGAATCATTAACTTTATAATTTATTCCTCCAGCAACAACTTCAATATTGTCAACAGTTCCTGGCTCTGCAAATTTAACATCAACTGTTTGATTCAATTGATTTGGTATAGTTAAATACGAATAGTTATTGATAGAATTATATGGTTGAGTATTTCTCACCCAATTTGTTGTATTTAAATCGATTTCATCTTGGTTTGATGATGGTTTAAAATTAAATTCATTCGGTTTTGATCTAAAATTATTACCAATAAGATATGGAAATACCGGATGCTTATATCCAACAAAAGGTCCAGATGAGTCTGCAGATGAATTATTAATTGTTGCAAAATATGCATATGTTCCATTTGGAAATTCTGGAGTTTTGCAGAATCTTCCATTATTTTCATCTAAGTAAGATTCATCAGATACCTCAAAATAGGTATAATCTTCTATAAAAAATCCTTCAGGAAATACTGGTCTATCTTCACTTGGGGTTAATTTATATCCAGATTTCATCTGAACAACTACACCACCTTGGTTAGTCGCATAACCATATGGACCATAAATTGGATTTCCATCATATGCCCAACCAATAATTGGTGAGTGATCAGTAGATACTGATTCGATATCATTTATTTTCTTAAGATCCGTCTTTCCGTAAAGAATTTTCCCACCTTGGTCTGATGGGTAGATAATTTCTCTAAGTTTTCTTGGAGCATATAAATGGGAATATTGTAATTGATATTCTTCATTTAATCCAATATTAATAACTCCGTCATCGGCAGTAATATTGTTAAAATATTTTTGATAAAGGTTTACATTCCAAGTTTTTATTTTTGTATTGAATTTAGCACCAGAACCCGCAGAAACGATCGATACTTGCGTTGATTCTTGGCGATATCCAGTTCCACCTTCTATAACTTTAACTGAGATTATTTGTCCATTTTCAATAATTGGAACTATTACTGCACCAGCACCGTCTCCAATTACATTTAAAGTTGGGGGTGAATTATAATTTTTTCCAGAAATATTTGGTAATACTTCAACTATTTTTCCATTTGATATAATTGGAGTTAATTGTGCTGATGTACCACTATTTAAAGTAATCAGAGGGTCTCTTCGATAATTTAATATTTCGGAAGATCCATATTTGGTGCCTTTATTTGATAAATGTATTGAGGTAATTTCTCCTCTAAAAATTGGTTGAACAACCGCTGCGAAAGTTTCATTACTTACTGAAGAAACGCCAATATTACCAATTACTTCTACAGAAATTTCCGGATAATTAAATGTATGTGTTCCACTTCCTGTTGAAGTAAAATTGATATATTGCTTAGTCTTGTAGTAAAAATCTGCATTATCTGTACCAAATCCAACTTGAGATAATTTGAAACTATCATCACTTACTTTTGTTACATAATAATTTGTATTAGTAGATAATCCTCCAATAGAAGTTGCATTGTTTGTGTACTTTACAACTTCTCCGGATTTAAATTGGTGATCATTTATATTAATTGTTGATATTGAGGTATTGATACCTGCGGTTGATACCGTTCTCTTCTTATTTTCATATCCACTTCCAGAATCAAGAACATTGATAGATTTGATAACTGATTTTTTGTCGTAAGATTCTATAATATGGTTACCAATACCAAATGAGGTTAAAGAAACTGTGTTAATTCCGGATATTGCATCACTTTTTGTTTCGTGTAATTTGATTACAGTTGGTGATTGTACAGAAACATAGTAGGAAGAATTTGTACTTAATCCACCAACACCTCTTTGAGAACTGGTTTTATAAATTACTCTTTCACAATTTCTGAATTTGTGATATGTACTAAATCCAATCGTTGATAATGCACTACCAATACCAATTAATTGCGCACTTGCTTCTGAATTAAAAGATGATTGATGAGATATCAATGTCATATTCGCTTTAGCCTTTGCACCTATCCCATTACCACCTGTTATTTTGATGATAGGCTCTTCTACATAGTCAAACCCATTGTTAATAATTCTTATTTCCTTCAATGACCCCATAACTGCGCAATATCCAGTTGCTCCAGTTCCTACAGTATCACTGATGATTAGAGTAGGTGGATTAATGATATCGTATTCTGCTCCAGTAGATAAAACTTCAATATTTTCAATTGGACCATAATAAACTACATCTTTAGATTTGTAGTTTAATATTTCTGTTCCATTAATTAAAATTCCAGTTAATCCTGGTTCAGTTGGGTATATTTTGCCATCATTTATTGGTTGCGATATCTCTCTTAATAATTTTTGAGGTCTTAAAAATTTACCCCTAAAATCATAAAATTGAATTGTATTTTGATTGACCTGAGTTGGAGTATCTATGGATATAAATTTCGAATTATAGATATCAGATCTACTTCTTGCAAATTTAACTTTAGTTTCATTAATTCTTTTTATGAAATAAATTCCCTCAGCGAACAAAGAACTTAGAATAATTTCTTCAAAATTAGGATTTCCATCACTGTCATCGATACCTGATGATATAATTTTTTCTGGGGTATAATAAACAGAATCTCCCGTATAAAAACCATGATCTACGGATGATGTGATTGTAAATTCATCACCAACAAAAGTTCCGGATAAAGTTATAGATTTGTTAGAAACTTCTAATTTTTGTCCATCATAACTTGGTAAAGATGGTGAAGCAACTAAAGTTCTATCTTTAATTTTATAAATGTTCTGTACATTTGTATTAATTAAAGATAACTCTGAATAATTTGAATTTACTTTTGATAAATTTCTTTTTACTGTATACTTATTTTCTAATAATATACCCTGACCTTTTATTTTAAAGGAATTTGGCGAATCAATACTGATAACTTTGGATGTTTTTTCTACTCCAGATTGTCCAATAATTTTTAAGTTATCACCCACTTTAAAAATATTATTATTTGTAGTGGTAATTGTATATGTGTAATCGGAAATATCAGATAATTTAAAGGATTTGACTTCGTATGATGTTGCTAAATTAAAAAACCAATTATTTGATACAGTATCTTCAGACATTATTCCCAAAGATTTAATTGAAGACGTATTTCCTTTCGAAAAATAATAGGTATCGTCAACAATATCAAGATTTTCTAAAACTGATCCTATTCTTACCTTAATAGTTTCAGTTTCTGTTCCTTTATTAACTTTTGCATATGCATATGTATTGATTCCAATATTAGATCCATCTAATATTGTATTCGTTATATTACTACAACCAATAAATTGATTTATTGATTTTGATAAATATGATACAGTTCCTGTGCTAAAATCTTCATATTCTACTGTCAACTCTCCACTTTTTGGAAATCCAACCGTAGAATCAACGTCTAATACTACAGATTCTGTAGAAACTTTTCCAATTAATTTTGTTTTTGGATGAATAGAAAAATTACCATAAATTGCGGCATCAACAGTAATATCTCTATTGTAATTTGCATCTAAACTTAGTTTGTAATAAGCATTTCCTTCTCCAGATACTATTTTTTCTACCTTTGTAATAGGAGAGGATGCTTCTGTTATAGATCCGTATTCATCTTGTTTTAATGTTGCATTTGTAAGATCTAATGGATCTCCAGAAATACTTTCTACTATAAGATCTTTAGTGACCCGATACTGTGCATCAGATGGCCTAAACAAATAATTTTTTGGTTTAATTACTTCTACATTTTGTCCATATAAAGAATTGAATAAAATTCTAAAGGATTCGTCGGTTCCTTTACTTCTATAAAAATCTTTTGCCTGCTTAATAAACAAAGATTGATTGAGTCCAGAAGAAAAACTTCTATTTTCAAATCCAGGAGTTAATTGATATTTTGATTTAATCAGAAATTCTTTCAAAAATAAAGAACTTAGATTAATGACCTTAGAACCAATACTATGTGATGTAGATTCACTTGTAGAAAATACCAGTTCATCGGGATGATTTTGCTTTTTAAGTGAAGTAATTCCACTAAATCCTCTTACACAACCAACAAATGAAGAATCTGTTTTTTGCGAATATGTAATAATTTCATCATCAATTTGAATTAATCCATAATAATCTGGAAATCCATATGTACCATTTGACGGTTCATCAAATGATAACTCTATTATATCTTCAGTAGAAGAAATATCTCTAGATAAAGTTGCATATTCAGTTTGATTTGTCTGATTATCTAATTTGATATATTGGTCAATATTTTGTATTAGATCACTAGAAGAACCTTTAGATTCCTGTGACAGATAATATTGTGATATGAAGTCAACAACTAATGGAAACTCTTCCCTAACATATGCTGGAAATTGATTTTGTACAATGTTGCTAAACTTGATTCTGGTTTCTGTCATTTTATTATAATCTTACTAAGTTCCCGTTAGTGTAGCTTGAGGTTACAATGTAGTTTGATGCAGATGGATCAAGACCAGATGATATGTCATCTACGATCATTTCAAACATACTGTTATTAATATCTAGTTGCAAATATAAATCCTGTAATCCAACCACATCATTTGATT